AATGTTGATGTCGGGTGTAGGGGGTGGGTTGCGCGCCGCAGGTCGCCCCGCGCTGGCGCGGCCATTCGATTATGCTGGAAATGTTCTTAACCCTATGCGCGTCCCCGCCGCCGCCATTACCGGTGTGGGCGTTCCTTTAATGGCCAAAGGCGTCGAAATAGCTAACCGAATTGCTGCGCCCAGATATTACGCTCTTCAGCAGGCTTTGGCGGGGAAAGAACGCCCGGTGTTGAACGCTTTACGTTCGCCGGAAGTTACTTTGGTTCCCGGCACGCGGCCTACGGCTGGGCCTGTTGCCGCGCCCAGCCAGTCTACGGGCTTTGCCGGGCTTATGCGGTCGGAGCAGAAAGTTCTGCCTGATGAGTTTGCTGAAGCTGAACGTATCAATGCCGCCGCACGTCAGGCAGCGCTCGAAACGGCCGCAGGCGGGCCGTCTGGGGTAACTAAAGCGCGCGCAGAGCGCGAAGGCATAACTGCACCCATGTATGAAGCAGCTAAAAAGATAGAAGTGTTTGAAGATGATACACTACAGGAATTAATGTCGCGTCCGGTCGTCAGCGAAGTTACCAGAATAGCGCGCAACATAGCTAAAAATAAAAATGAGTCATTTAAAATTGGCGAAACCGCCCCGGCGCAAACTGTCGCGTCGGCCATATTGGATGAATTTGGCCGCCCCCTTACACGTGAAATTCCGGCTACTCAGGCTAAATATTCAGTTCGCGATCTTCACAACATGAAAACCGCAATGGATAAATTATTGATTAAAGGCCCCCGCGAATTTGGTATTGATCGTATAGATCTGAGCGCAGTTAGACAGGCCCGCAAAGAATTTGTTGATTGGCTCGACAACAAAGTTCCAGATTACGCGGCAGCACGCGCGGAATACGCGCGGCTCAGTAAGCCCGTCAATCAGGCTGAAGTATTGACCTATCTTAAGGATACGCTGAAAGGATTGACGGAAGGCCGCGAGCGCGGTCGGGCGTTTATTCAAGCGGCAGGAAAAGACGCACCAAAGACTATCCAGCGCGCCGTCGATGCCGCGCCACGGTTTGAAAAACTGTCGGATATTCTGGAGCCTGACCAGATAAAACTTGTAGTGAACATTGCACGAGATCTGGAGCGCGAAGAGCGTTTTGCGGATTTGGCGGCTTGGCGCGGCGAAATGGGGCCTAAAGCTGGTAAAATAGGTGAGGCTGCTACGTTGAACATCCCGCAGGCTATTACAAATTTTACCGCTATAATGGCTACCCGCGTGTTGAAAGCTCTTCAGGGCAAAATTGGCAGAGACGCGGCGGTTGAAATTGCCTTGGCGTCACTTGATCCTAAAGCCATGGCCGTGATGGCTGGTGAGGCTCTTATGGCGGAGCGTAAAATGCGCGCTGGTATTGAACGCAACAAGCGCGTTATGCAGGCAACGGCCGAGGCTATGAAATCACCCCGATTTCAGGCTGCGCAACGCGCATACAATGCTATGGTTGAAGAACCCAAAAACGCGATGGCACGATGATGACGAGCGAAACACAGATCTTCTTCGACGTGGCCGTAGCCGTCATCGGCGCGTTGGGCGGCTGGATCCTCAACACTGTCTGGACGGCTGTCAAAGAGCTACAGAAAGCCGACAAGGAGCTGGCCGAGAAGGTCGGTGAGATTGAGGTGCTGGTCGCCGGGCGCTACGTCACCCGCGACGAGTTCAACCACACGCTCAGCCAGGTGTTCACCAAGCTGGATAACATTCGCGATCTGATCGCCATGAAAGCAGACCGATGACAAAACTCAACGCAACATCCATCGCCCGTATGCGCGGCGTGGACGCCAACCTGATTGCGCTGGCAAAGAAAGCCCGCGAGATCTCTCCGATCCCGTTCGAGATCACCGAGGGGCTGCGCACGATGGAGCGCCAGCGGTATCTGGTGAAGACCGGCAAGAGCCGCACGCTGAAGTCCTATCACTTGCGCGGCAAGGCGATCGATTTCGTCGCCATGCCAAGTGGCAAGGTGTCGTGGGATCTGAAAGACTACAAAACCATCGTCGAGAAAGCCTTCAAGCCGGCGGCCAAGGCGCTTGGGCTTACGGATCGAATTGTGTATGGCGTCTATTGGAAATCAATCGTGGATGGTCCTCATATAGAAATTCACGACTAATGATACAGGAAACCCTTCGCTTTCTGGTCTGGTCCGCCGTGTTCTCGCTGCTGCTCTGGGCGGTAGCGTTGCTGGCGGGTTGCTCAGTCGAAGGTGCAGGGTTCACCAATACCGGACGGCCCGTAAAGCCTGTCGTATGCAAAGAAGTCCACCCCGGCTATATGAGGTGCAAAAATGTTGACTAATTGGATGACAACGGTCCCTGGCGTTCTCTTGCTGCTGCGCACGCTCTGGGACGCATGGACGACCAAGACCGTCAACTGGGGCGAGCTTCAGGACGCTCTGATTGCGCTCGGTCTGATCGCCGCCAAAGACTGGAACGTCACAGGCGGGTCAAAGATTCAGGATTGAAAGCGACAGGCCGAAGTCGCCAAACCCAAGACAGTCGATGAAACGATTGATGATCTTGATGCTGGCCGTTTCTAGCGCGGCCTGTCAGACGACGAGCGGGGGTTGCCCTCCGCTCGTAAATTACTCCGCCGAACAGCAGGCGTCAGCCGCGCGCGAACTCCGACGACTCCCGAAAGGAAGTCAGCTCGCCCAGTTTGTCACTGATTACGGGAAGTTTCGCGCCGCGTGCCGGCTTTGACGCCCGCGCTACCTTCCGGTCAGCCTTCTTCTGATATTCGATAGTCTCGACGCCCTGCTTGGACGCGATGTAGTCCTCCGCAAACGTCGCGGCAAACATCTCATAGTTCATCGCGTCGACGTGGCTGTCGAGATGGGCCGGCGACGCAAACGCTCTGGCGTTCTTGACGCACGCCAGAATGATAGCGATCTCGTAAGGGTGGAAGTCGCGCCCGAGGCGCAGGCTGGCAAGGTCAGAGATCAACTGAAAGTTGTCTTCAATCCCGCCGTAGTTAACGCCGCGCTCGGCGATTACGTCCCCGGCCAGTTTCAGAAGTTCTTGCGGTGTCATCTATTTCCCTCATCAATTCGGCCCGTTCACGCAACATCCGCAACGTCGTAAAACGCTGGTGCAGACGTATAATGAAGGTGGACCGCCGAGCGTTACGGCGCTCGTCCTCCAGAAGGTCTAATACCTCCCGTTCCGTCAAGCTGGTCAGCACGTTCTGGAGTTCTGGCCAATTCACTTCAGTTCCTCCAAGGCGATCTCAGCCAATGTTCGTTTGTCATGTAGCGCGGCAAATATCCGCTCGTCAATAGTTTTGTTACAGATTATGACGTAGCACCACACGTCGCGCGTCTGGCCGCTGCGGTGCAGCCGGCCAATGGTCTGCTCGTAAAGCTCCAGCGACCATGGCAGCGACAGGAACACGATTTTGTTGCCGCCGAATTGCAAGTTGAGCCCATGACCGGCGCTTTTGGGGTGGATAGCCAAAAGCTGAATCTTGCCTTCATTCCACCAATCTATGGCGTTCGGTTCGTCTATTGTAGCTACATTGAACCGGCGCTTCAGTTCGGCTAGCTCTTCCTTGTAATTGTAGACGACAATAGTGTTGTCGTGCTGGTTCTCTTCGAGGATGTCGTCGAGCATGTTGAACTTGTGATCTCCGAACCAACGAGCATTGCCTTCAGAATCATAAGCGAAGCCGGAGGTAAGCTGCTGAAGTTTGTTTGTGACAGCAGCCGCTGTTGGAGCCGTGATCGTTTCATCGATTACAAATTCCTTTTTCATTTGATTGTAGGGCGTCAGATCCATATCACAGCGCATCTCGACGACATGAAGCGGCGGTAGCTTGTCCTTGTATTCGCCCGGCTCCAGCACGTAGGTCGCCGGTTTGATGGCTTCCATTACCTTTGGCAGCGCACCCGGTAACGGCTCCCACTGGCCATACTCGCGGTTTATGCAGTAGAAGTGCTGTTGCAGGAACGCGCCCTTGCTGCGCCCAAGCAGCGACTGATCGACAACCTTGCACTGGCCAAACACGTCTTCGAGACCGTTCGACGTGAAGGATCCGGTCAACCCCCAGCGGATCTGGAACTGATCAAGGATCTTTAACAGGTATTTGAACCGTTTGCCGGACGGGTTTTTCAGTCGTGTCAGCTCGTCAAAGACAATACCATCGAAGTTCTTTGGGTCTATCGACGGGATGTTGTCGTAGTTGGTAACGACAATATCGGCGTCTGATTCGAACGCCGCCTTGCGTTGCGCTGGCGTGCCGACAGCAACGGCCAGCTTCAGATGATCGGCCCACTTCTTGACCTCGACCGGCCAAACCGACAGGCATACGCGCTTCGGCGCAAGCACAAGCCAACGGTCGCAATGACCGCGCGCCGACATGTCCGACATGGCCGTAAGCGTGATTGCTGTTTTACCTGCGCCAACCGGCGCAAGGATCATGGCTCGATCGCGAGAGAAGAGGAAATCTGCCGCTTCATGCTGATAGGGCCTAAGCATTTATGAAAGCCTTGATTACTTTTGCCGCGACTTGCGGGACAATCGCGTTACCGTAGGCGCGCAAGCGTCCCACGCGGTTGGGAACCCCATCAACCAGCAGACAAAGGTCGGGTTTAACGCGCCGCGTCTTTCCGTCTGCGCCTCGTCGCCATTCGGCGTTGTTCCATGGGCCAGCTTGTCCGTAATCCAAACCGCGTCCGCCAATGTCGTCTGGACCCCGCCTTCTTTCATACGTTGCGGGTCCTTGCTGTTCTTCGTCGTCTTGTGCGCGGTAGGTGTGGGCCACCCAGAACAATCGCTGTCTGATGTGCGGCGCGCCGACGCTCGCAGCGCACAGATCGGCGCCCGCTGCGGCATATCCCACGTCTTCCAGGTCAGCGAACACTCCGGCAAGCCATTCACGTCCAGCGCGGCTCGCAACCTGTTCGCCAAAGACCGTTGAAGGTTTGCACTCGGCGATAAGTCTGAAGAAGACGGGCCACAAATGCCGCTCGTCGTCTGTTCCTTTTCCCTTTCCAGCGACGCTGAATGGCTGGCACGGGCAGGAGCCTGTCCAAACAGGTCTGTCTTCTGGCCATCCCGCGAGGCGCAGGGCGAGGCTCCAACCGGCAATGCCAGCGAAGAAGTGACATTGGGTATAGTCTGCAATATCCATTGGCTGAACATCGACTATTGATCTTTCATCTACATCGCCGTCAGGTATATGTTTGGCTTTTATCAGGTTACGCAGCCATTCCGCTGCGTAAGGATCTATTTCGTTGTAGTACGCTCGGTTGCCCATCTGTCAACGGCCTCGATAGAATTAAGACACGCGTAGTTCTGGTTGAGCCTGCGCATGTCGTTTGCGAATATCTTCTGCAACGCAGACAGACGCCCGCGCTCCGTTTTCAGTTCGATGAACCACGCCTCGCCGTTTGGTAACACGACGATGCGGTCGCTGACGCCCCGGTTCGACAGGCTGTTGAATTTATACGCCAATCCGCCCATGGCTTTCACGGACTTGACGAAATATTGTTCAATCTCTTTTTCCAGCATAAAAATATTTGTTGCACGAATCATAAAATTTGTCTAGGCTCGAATCATCGAAAGGTAAGGTAATGTCACACAGCAACATCGTTGGCGGCTCGACCGCCAAGCGGCTTATCAACTGCCCCGGTTCGCGGGCGCTTGTGGATAAAGTCCCACCATCTCCGTCAAGTTCATACGCCGAAGAAGGAACGCGGCTGCATAACGCCATGCACGCGATCCTGTCACTGGACGCAAAAGTCGAGGACTTTGACAATCACGAGAAATTGCAGTTTGCTCTCGGCGCTTTGAACGAAATAGATCCTAACCGTGAACTGGAGTTTCAGACCGAGTTGACGGTGCATTATGGAGGGTTTCTTGCAGGCGTATTTGGATCAGTCGATCTCATTGGCCGAATTGGCCGCCGTGCAGTGGTTCTTGATTGGAAGTTTGGCGATGGGGTGGCGGTGGACGCTGAAGAAAACCATCAGCTTCTGTTTTACGCCGCTGCTGCTATGCGCACACCCGAGGCACGTTGGGCGCTGGAAGGCGTGGATGAAGTAGAACTTATCATCGTCCAGCCGCCGCGCGTCAGCCGGTGGCTTACTACACCCGGGCGCGTCAAGGCTTTTGAGCGCACGTTATACGACGCCGTGCAAACGTCGTTCAGACCTGACGCGCCCCTTAACCATGGCGATCATTGTCGTTGGTGTCCTGCGAAGCCTACATGCCCTGCGATCACGGGGCAGTTGGAGCGCGCGATAGCAACGAAGGTGAAAGCTATTGACCCGGAGAAGATGAACTATGCTTTGGCGATGGCGCTCCTTGCGGAAGAATGGGCGAAAAGCGTGCGCGAACTTGCGCAAACGATGCTCGAAAATAAAGCGCCAATCGACGGATGGAAGCTTGTGCCCAAGCGCCCTACACGACAGTGGGCCGATGAGGCAAAGGCAAGAGCAGCTATTGCAGAAATGGGATTTAATCCCGAGGATTTGATGGTGATGAAGAGCCCGGCGCAGGCCGAGAAGATCTGCGGCAAGCTGCCCAAAGAACTCTTCGTTTCCATCTCCACTGGTAACACCATCGCGCCGGAGAGCGATTCACGGCCGGCGGTGTCTACGCTGGGCTCCGACATTCGTCGGGCCTTCTCTAAGATAGGATAGAGTCATGAACAATATCGTAAAGTTCGGTAACGCTAATCTTCCCTCGGCTGCGTCGCTTGCAGCGGCGTTGCGTAAGACAGCCGAAGAGGCCGCGTCGGGGCCGGGCGTCATCCTGAAAATGGATAAGACCGGGCACTGGGTCTATGGCGCTGACCAGACCGAAGTTGACCGTAGTGGAGTCTGGGCGGTCAATCCGCTTTCTTTCATTCACGGTTACATCGCGTGGGGTGAGGGTGAGGTTCTTGGCGAACACATGGTCCCGATCACTGAGGAGTTGCCGGAGCTGGATGCAGCGCCGCCGAACGCCAAGCGTGGTTGGGAGCCTCAGGTCGGCATGAGTCTGAAATGTATCAGCGGTGAAGACAAGAACGTGGAGGCGCGCTTTACGACGACTGCGGTCGGCGGGAAGAAGGCGATGCACGCGCTTGCGATGAAGGTGGCCGAGCAGGTCGAGAAAGATCAGGAAAAGCCTGTGGCGCTGGTAAAACTTGGTTCCGATCATTACCAGCACAAGAGCTATGGCCGGGTCTTTACGCCTGTGTTTGAAGTCACTGACTGGATCGGGCTTAACGGTCCGGTCGAGGAAGAAGTGGCAGACACGGACACTGGCCGTCGTCGTCGTAGCTGATACAGAGCGGGGGCCTAGCGCCCCCGTTTTCTTCAAGAGGGTGAAATGGAAAAGGTTAGCTACTATAAATACGACGCCAAAGATCAAAGGCACATGCTGATATCGCTGCCGCGCGTTAAATGGCTGGAGCGCGATCCTGACTACCGGCCGCCCGCGCCGCCTGTCGAGATTAAAGAAGACCGACGCAAGGACGCGCGGATCGGCAACAAGGCCATAACGGGCGGCGTTAAGTATGACAGACCGGCGCAAAGAAGCGACGCGCTGTCGCCCGCGCAAAAGCAAGCGTGGGCGCTGTATAGCGGCGGCATGTCTTCTTCTGCGATTGCCGTAGAAATGAATCGATCAAAGAACGCCGCCAGCAAGCTGGTCGCACAGGCAAAAGAGAAACTAGGGATAGGGCTGGAAAAATGACTGAATGGAAACCTTTTGATACCGCGCCAGATACGTTCATTCTGGCATGGTGCCCACTTCGTGAGGGCATGATGGAAGACGGCGAGTTTAACCCGACCATTGGTAGGATGATGGTAGGCTACCCGATATTCCCGAAAAAGCGCCGAACAATGAGCCATGGCATTCGGAACAATTTCAAGCTGGGGTTCGACGGGCGCGGCAGACAGTTCTACGCGACGCATTGGATGCCGATACCTGAGAGACCTGCGACGGACGATGTGCGCGCCGCGCTGAATGGAGAGAAGGCTTGATCTTCTGGGTCGACTTCGAGACAGCCAGTGAGTGCGATCTGCCGGAGGCGGGCGTGTATAATTACGCCCGTCATCCGTCGACCCGCGTGCTGTGCATGTCCTACGCCTTTAACGATGGGCCTGTGATGACGTGGCGGCCGGGTGAGCCCATGCCGGACGTTCGCGGTCAGATCCGGGCGCATAACGCCGCGTTCGAGCGGCTGATCTTCTGGCATGTTCTCAAGATGGACATACCATTGGAGCAATTCTATTGCACCGCTGCGCAGGCGCGGGCGAACTGTGCGCCGGGAAGTCTAGAAGACGTTGGCCGCTTCGCCGGTCTGTCGATGCGCAAGGATCATCGCGGCGCGTATCTCGTCCGCAAGTGCTGTATGCCGCCATATAACACTGAGCTGCTGCCCGAGCTGATCGAGTATTGCGAGCAGGACGTTCGAACCATGCGCGCCGCCAGTCAGGCCATGCGCGAGCTGGCGCCCGAAGAACTGGAGGACTATCATGTTGGCGAGCGCATCAATGATCGTGGCGTTCTTGTCGATATCGCTCTGTGCAGCGCGGCGGTCAAGTATGCGGCTGACGAGCTTCGAGAGATTCAGGACACCGTCGTCGAGATCACAGGCGGGGAAATTACGAGCGTTCGAAGTCCTCGTATGCGACTGTGGGTGCAAGAGAGGCTTGGCCCCGAAGCGCTGAAGCTGATGCAGCGCGAAGACAAGATGTCAATCGACAAGAACGTCCGCGCCAACCTGTTGGCTATGGACAACCCGGAAGAGGTGCCTCCCGATGTCAGAGAAGTTATCCAGTGCGCCGATGACCTTTGGGCGTCGAGTGTGGCAAAGTTTGATCGTCTTCGCAGCCTGGCTTGCGCTGACGGCCGCGTTAGAGGCGCTTTTGTCTTTGCCGGAGGATCCGCCACAGGACGCGCGTCTAGTTACGGCGCGCAGGTTCACAACTTCACACGTAAATGCGCAGATGATCCCGCCAGCGTGCGACACGCGATGGTGCGAGGCCACGCCATCGTGCCGAAATACGGGCGGCGCGTTACTGACGTATTGCGTGGTATGCTGCGGCCCGCTCTGATACCAGCCAAAGGCTCCTCTTTCGTCGTCGCTGACTGGTCGGCCATTGAGGGCCGCGTCAATCCGTGGCTGTCCGACAGAGGCCATAAAAAGCTACAGCATTTCCGTGATGGACTGGATGTCTATAAGGTCAACGCAGCAAAGACGTTTAACGTAGCCTATGACGCCGTGGACAAGGGGCAACGTCAGATCGGCAAGGTGCAGGAGTTGGCGTGCGGATTCGGCGGTAGTATCGGCGCGTTCGCTGCTATGGGCCGCATTTACGGAATCAATCTGCCCGAGACGCAGGCGCGCAAGATGGTCAACGCATGGCGGCTGGCCAATGACTGGGCGCCGCCGTTCTGGCGCGATCTGGAAGTTGCATACATTCGAGCGTTGCGCAACAAAGGTAAAGAGTTCACCGCAGGAAAGATAACCTACCTCGCAGACGGCAAACATCTTTGGTATTGCCTACCGTCAGGCCGTGTGCTTTGCTATCCGTTCGCCCGATTTGAAGACGACGGCGGTATCACCTACGCCAAGGCGTCGTGGAAACCCGCTGCTGATGCGAAGGAGTGGCCCCGTGCGCGTCTGTGGCCCGGACTGGCGTGTGAGAATGTCACACAAGCGACCGCCCATGACCTTCTTCGTGAGGCTCTTCGCCGTCTTGACGGTGTGGTTCTGCATGTTCACGACGAAATCGTTATTGAGACTGACGAGCCGGAAGTCGCAAAAGCACGATTAGAGGAAGTAATGACAACGCCGCCGTCGTGGGCGGAAGGATTACCGCTCGACGTAGAAGCGAGCATTATGGGGGTTTACGGAAAATGATTGAATACTTTACAAAGCTCGCGCCGGAAGGCGAGACAGCGCTGATCGTCAGACAGATCGACACGGGCAAGCTGCACGCTGACGGAACGCCGCGCTACACATGGCCGGCCTATTACCCGTCGCACAAGCGCCGCAAGGGCGAGAGCTGGTTCATCAATACCGGATCGTTCATCATCGACCGATTCAAGAACGGCAAGCCGTCTGCGTCTGTGGCGAACTGCACGCATGTTCTGTTTATGATGCTGGACGACATCGGCACGAAATCCAAAACGCCGCCGCTTGCGCCTACAGCCATCGTCGAGACAAGCCCCGGTAATTTTCAATACTGGTATGCCTACAGCGATCAGCCGACAGTTGAGCAGCATTGCGCCGCGCTGTCCGCGATCGCGCGTGCAGGCTACACCGACCCGGGCGCGACTAACGCGGTGCGTAATTGTCGGCTTCCGGGTTCCGTAAATGTGAAGCCGGGACGCGAGGCGTTCGAGTGCCGCGAGGTAGAGTTCCGCCCCGAGCGCGAGTATACAGTTCAGGAAATATGCGAAGCGCTTGGCGTCACGCCTGACGAAGAGAGCAGCCGCGCGAATAATATACGTCTTACGGACACCGGAAGCGATGACGTGCTGGCGTGGCTGAACGAGCAGGGTCTTGTTACGTCGCACGTAAACGGTGAAGGCTGGTGTGGCGTCGTCTGTCCGAACCACGCCGAGCATACGAACGGAGATATTCAGGCCCGCTACATGCCGCAGTCACGCGCGTTCTGTTGTTACCACGGCCATTGCGAGAACCTTGACAGCAATTACTTCTGCGACTGGGTCGCCGAGCAGGGCGGCCCGCGTCATAAGCCGGGCATACGTGACGCGCTGATCGTCGAGGCTATGAAACCGCTGAGCGGTCTGAAGCCGACGAAAGAATACCCAAACGTCGCCGATGAAATCAAAGCCGAGACAGAGCGCAAACAGGCAGGGCGGGAAAACCGCGCGGGCTGGCATGGCCGATTCGCCTATATCATATCCGACGATGCCTATTTTGATCGGAAGACCTGTTCCGAGATCAGCCGCAAAGCGTTCAATGCGCTCTTCAAGCATGTTGAATGCACAGTCGCAAACGCCGAAGGCAAGAAACGCCGGATAGAGGCGTCGTCATGGTTTGATATGTTCCGCGAAGAAATGAACGCTTACGCTCTGCACGGCTTGACCTATGCAGCCGGCGAAGATTGGCGCGTCACAAAGGACGGCCTCGTTTACGGTAACATGTGGCGCGACGCCCGACCGGAGATCAGCGCGCCCGGCGATCCTCAGAGATGGATCGACCATTGCCGGCGGCTTGTGCCGGAGGAGCATGAGCTAGAGCATATATGGAACGTGATGGCCTACAAGGCTCAACATCCAAATGTAAAAATCAACCATGCCGTGCTGCACGGCGGCAGGGGCGGCTGCGGCAAGGATACCATGTGGGCTCCCTTTATCTGGTCGGTCTGCGGGCCGCACGAGAAGAACAAAGGCCTGATCGACAATGACAGCCTGTCAAGCCAATGGGGCTATCAGCTCGAATCCGAAATCACGGTCCTTAATGAATTGAAAGAACCGGACGCCAAGGACCGCCGCGCGCTCGCGAACAAGCTGAAGCCTATTATCGCCGCGCCGCCGGAGACGCTGGTCATCAACCGCAAGGGTCTGCACCCCTATCAGATGGTCAACCGGCTGTTCATGCTGGCGTTTACAAACGAGGATATGCCGATCACGCTTGACTCTGACGACCGGCGCTGGTTCTGCGTCTGGTCTGACGCGCCGAAAATGCCGGCCGCCGAGGCGCAGGCGGTGTGGTCCTGGTATCATAAGGGCGGGTTCGAGGCCGTGACGGGCTGGCTGCGTGCGCGGGACGTGTCCGCGTTCAACCCGCAGGCAATCCCGCCCATGACAGATTACAAGCAAAAACTGATCTATGTCGGCATGAGCAACGCCGAGGGCCACGTCTATCATATGATTGAGAAGGGCGAAGCGCCGTTCGATGTCGATGTTATCAGCGGACCGTGGCACACGATTCTGGATAAGCTAAACGAGACCGTGAACAACGCAACCCGTGTCGTGCGGCCGGCGCTATTCCATGCGTTGAAGGAAGCCGGCTGGATTGACAAGGGCCTGTGCTACTCGTCAGACTTCCCGTCGAAAAAACATTGTTTTGTGAAACCGCATATGGCGGACTGGAACCGGTCAGAGGTAAGGCGCGCGCTGGCAAGGCTGACGCGTGAAGGGGAGGATAAAGATAATGTCGTCTCAATCGCTGAACGTATATCCAGTGTTCATAAAACATCTGGGTGACCTGACTGAGGCCGTTGAACTTTATCTTGACTGGGCGTCGAGTCCGGGAGACGATGACTGCCCGCCCGAGCTGATAGACCAGCTCTGTGCAGCGCAAGAAGAGGCGCGGGCGCTACTGGATGGGCTCGGCTATGGTTCGGAATTTAATTGATCTTTTGATCTGCGCCGCAGCATGGCTGACAGAATACGGGTGCGGATGGCCTCGTCATGAACCTCAGTTAGCGCCTCTTCGAGCGCGAGCCGCAGTCGTTCGGACTCGTCGAGCGCCCCGGTAATCGTCCACTGGGCGCGCTGCCGGGCTTCCTCATAGCCTTTCAAATAGGCTTTTGAAACTTCTTGCTGAAGCGCCTTAAGGCGTTCCTCAAACTCGGCGGCGTTCATGCGCGGGCCCCATAAGAAAACGCCCGGCTTTTGAGGGCCGGGCAGTTGGGGAGGAAACGCACGGGGGTGCGCTATTGGCTATATATTGCACGTCCCGTCTGAGCAGTAAAGTATGTCCAGACGCCGGACGATCTCCTGTTCGGTCATGACGGGGTGCTCTGGCGCCAAGGGCTCTACAGTGCGCCAGAAAGCCCACAGGGGCGGGTTTACGGTGTAGGCCGGTATATCCCTTGGCAAGTCAGGAATGACGGCCTGTAGGGCTTCGTATTGCTCTTCGAAGGTCATTAACGCACCCCTAACAGTATTTCTATTAGCACAGCGATGATAATTGCGGCCATTGTATCATCTTTCTTCATAGTTTCTCACAGTTCTTAAAACGGCCGGATGCGTCCGGTGCATAACGCGAGCGATGGCGGGGTAGGACGCTTTAAGCTCCATTCTTGCCCTCCACATGATCCGTTGCCGGATCGCACAGCGCCACGCTTTCCGGTCGTGCCCGATCAGGACGCCAACGGTCGTCCCGTTCGCTTCCGCTTCGTCCTCTATCAGTTTCATTATTGCCTGATCCATTTCCTCGCGTGTCATTGAATCGCCCTTCTATTGCGAAGATTAGCGCCCGCGCAGCTTTGAACAACGCGCGGTTGTCAGCCCGTGGCAGGTAAATATGGCCCCATGGCATTCCGTTTTCGTCGAAAAGCATTAGCGTTTTCTTGTCATTCTGCCATGTCACTTTGTTAGGTTGAACGCGCCTCATCTTTCGCTCCCATTATGAAATCCGTTAGGTCGTCAGGGATAGGCTTGCCGGCCAGGTCGCACAGAAAACAGGCGAGCGCGACATTCAGAAAAGCTACAAGTTCAGTGCGATCTTGCGGCGGCAAATCTGACGGTATTTCGAATAAGCCCGTTTTTTCCCCTGTCGTGTTTAGGTTATATTTTCGAATGCGGGCTTTAAGCTGCTCGTAGTTCATTTGCGTTTCTCCAGTTCCACCTCAATTAGCTGTTTTCGGAAGGCGTCCGTTTCGTCGCGTAGCATGGCCCTTAGCGCGTCCGTGGAAAGGGCTTTCAGGCCCTCCCTGTAGGGTTGTAGCTCTTGCCAGATTTCGTTCATGCGGCCCATGTTTCTGCCCTTTCTAGAACAGGTCGAATTGTTCGCTGTCCAGGTGTTCCCGCGCCGCGTCGGCGACATGGTCGCTGTTAAGCAAAGCCCTGGATATAATGTCGAATAGTGGGCCGGGCGGAAGGCGCATGAACTCTCCGTCGCCCCGGTGCGAATCGATCTCGATATCCGTCACGCGCACGAGCGCCACGCCGGACGGGACGCCGACGCTGCGATCGCCCGGCTCATATTCGTATTCGATCGTTGCGGTCCCGTAGACATACAAAGCCTGTCCGGGCAGCGGCATAAATTCGTCCAGTTCGAAATCAAAAGTCTTCATTTTCCCAGCTCCATATAGGCGTGAGTCCCGGCGCGTGCGCCGGACACGTAAACGTCGAAACCGTGCGGGTGGCCGCCGGCGTGTTGGACCATTCGCACGCGACCCCGCGCGCCATACAGGCGACGCGCGAGACGTTGCGCGAATATTCTGGCAGCTTCTGTATCGGTCGCGGCCTGAACAGGCCGAAACGAGTCTAAACGCCATTCCATAGGTCTAACCAGTAGCGTTCTGACTCGTTGTCATACGCGTTGCGAAAGTCGTCTCTGGCCGTGGCCAGTAACGGCGGCGGCGATTCCATCGCTTCAAGGTGCTGTAAAAGCGACTCGAAAACATCCCTGTCCAGTTCAATGGTCCACCTTGGATTGCGCTTCCGCTT